CCTTTGGTAGAAGAGCCTTCTCCAACTAAATCAGGTGGTTGTTGCTCAGCAGCTTCAAGTTTTGCAGCGACTTGTGCTCGTTTTTTTGCTAACTCGTCTTGTTGTGGTTGGGTAGTAGTTCCAGATTCGGGTATATTATGATCAGCTACTATATACTTTACTGATCTAATCAAAGCGTCAGCTGGCTCATATCCTTTACCTATAAACGCATCTCTAAGTTCAATTACTTCGTCTATGTACTCTTCATTAAACTCTTTAGCTTCTGGGTCTAGCGTAGGATATTTTCTAGCCAGTTCTTCAGCTACGTCTTCTATCTCCATACCTTGTTTAGTTTGATTGACCGTTTCGTCAACAGTTGCATTTACGTTCTGTTGCATTTCAAACATAAGTGCTTGTTTTTCAGCGTGACGGATCTCTTGCCTTAGTAAAGCAGCTTTCTTGTTCTCCCCATCTAAAACTAGCTCTTGGTACTCTAGCTCTTTAGACTCAAAGTCATACGTATCTGGTTCTGCTGGGGCAACAAACTGTTCTTTCTGCATATCTTCTAATTGTTTCTGCAGGGCTCTTTGTTTTTGCAATGCTTCATCAAGACGAGATTTAGGAATCATATGTTCCTTCTTCTCGTCAACTACTGGTTCGGGGGTGGCTTCAGCTTCAACTTCTTCTTGTTCAGCTTCGGCAGCTACTGGCTCGGGCTCGGGCTCGGGCGTAGTTTCTTCGGGCACATCTGAAAAATCTAAGCTCATACCAGTCTGGTCATCATCCATAGGGTGACTATCAGATCCGGGCATGGTAGCTAATGTTTCTTCAGGTGCTTGGGCTTCGTTTTCAACTTCAGACATAGTTACTCTCCTGGTGGTCTATCTGCGGGTTTTGTGGTTTTCAAAACTGTGGTTGCAATACTTGCGGCTGCCTGCTGCTCAGATTGAGAAGCTCTTAATTGGTTAGTAGCAGAAGAAAGGTCTCTACGTAGTTGTAGTTCTTCTTGCTTCATTTGTAGCTTAGCTTGTAGCTCAGCCATTTTAAGTTGGGGATCGATTTCAACAGTCTCCTGTGCTTTAGCCATATTGAGTTGAGCTTCGCCTTGCAATTTCTGTACCTCTGCTTGCATCTTAGCAAGCTCGAGTTGTACTTGTTGCATTTGAATCTCTTGTTGTTGTGCCATAGCTTCTTGTTGCTCTGGGGTAGGTGGTTCTTGGCCGGTGAGTTCTCGTATACGAGTGGCTAGTTCAGCCTTACGTGCTAAGTGGCTATATTCTATAACAGCATCATCAGGTATGGCTATACCTACTTGACGTAAGTTAAGTGCCTCTGCAAACTGCATCTCGTCGAACGAATCACGAGCAGGGGCGGTAGACACTACTACGTCGTACTCGCCTATTGTAAGATCATTAATAACGTCGCCTTGTGGAGTAGTTTCGTTAACTGTCATCTCCTCCCTAGGCTTCATAGGATCATCTTCGTCCGTAATCATAATGACACGTTCTTCAGTGTAGAACCTTTGTACTATATTTAACACTTTTTCGGCTAGATACTGACGCGTCTTACGCAAGTTATCAAGTGGCACTTGTATCATTACTGCACCACGGTTCTGCTTCGCCTGAATGGCTATGCCTGACACTTCTGCAGCATCAGTACCTAACATCGAATCATTAACGCCGCTTATCGCTTTTATATTCTCTTGTGCTTTGAGAGCTATGCGATCTAACCCAGTAGGGACTTGGTTAGGTTGAATTTTTACAGGTGGGTTAGAACCACGGTTGTACTCGACTACTAGTCCAGTCTGTGCGCCGTGCTCTTCCATATCATCAGCAGTCATACCCACTAATGATCCTGACTCAACCATCCACCCACTGTTAGCGGTAGTGTTAACGATGTGTAATTCTTGAGAAGCAATTTTGTTTAGTTGTTCTTGTGGTGATAATAAGTTACGCACCATGCCGAAAGGTCTACCTCGACGGAAGAACGCAAAGAATGGGACGATTGTGAAATCTTCGTAAGGTGACCAGTCATCATGTAAAACAACCCTATCACATGTGACGGTCCATCGTACGCATCTCATCATTTTGCTTATGATGTTTAGCCCGTGTGTTTTAGCGAACTTCTTAGTTTTAGCTTCTGACCACTCGCTTGGAACTGGTCGTTGGTCGCCGTAAGTAGGGTCTACATAGAACTCTTTGCGCATTAACTTACGGTACTGGCGCTCTATGATGCGTAGAGACTTAACCATGCGGTACTCGTCTTCACTTGGTATTGACGTACCAACATAGTCAAAGTTGTCGTCAGTGTCGCCATAGCGGGTCTCAGTGTACTCTACAGAGTCTTTACCGTAGGTGTTGCCGTTCTCGGCTATGAACCTTAACTTGTCAGCAGCTTTTTTACCGTAGGCTTCTTCTAGCTCTTCTAAAGTCATCCACCTGGATTCAAATATTTCAGTCCAAGACTTAGGATCATACTCCTTAGCATCGGGGTCAATAAGTATATCGAGGGGGTCTTTAGCTGTTATACGCACTTCGCCTTCAGTGCTATCACTAAAATCTACACGTACATCGAAATAGCCGCGTCCGTCCATAATAAGGCCGTCGCTAAACACTTGGTTCTCTATCCAATCTAATTTGTTATTGTCGCTTATCTGCATAAACAGCTTCGTAAGCACTGTGGCTGTTTCGTTGTCTGTGTTCCGCCTAGCTTTAAATTGTACGTCTGCGCGTCTAGTAGACTGCTCGCCTAGTACTGTGTTGATTGTAGGTAGGATAGTGTTGATTGTTAATGCAGGTCGGCCTTCAGCATCGAGGCTAGCTACATCTGCATAGTCCCACTGCTCACCTTGGTAGTATGCGTCGCATTTTTTTGCCATGTCTACAAACTCTAGATGGCCGTTATCTCTAGCTCTTGTATACCTGTCCCACTGCTCACGCGATATACGTTCTTCTTCGCCTGGGGATAGCTTCTTCTTTTTGTCCTTATACATATTATGCGCTCATGGCAGACTTGCTGCGGTCAGATTTAGTTAAATAGTCTAGACGATCTCTCCAAGATGGTACGTGATCTACTGTATCTACATAAGAACTAAACTCGGCCATCATAAGGCCGATCCAAGATAAAGCGTCTACTTGGTCATCGTGTACGCCGTTGGGGAACCGTAATAGCTCCGCCACCAGTGGCCCAGTAAATACTTCGTCTTTCGGCAAATAAACCATGCCTTGTTGCATCCTACCTTGTATAGCTCTTGCTCGGGCTTCTTTATCTCGGCGACCTGTCTTTAGATCTTTAAAGTACGCCTGCGTTAACCCACGTTCTCTTACTCGCTTCTCTAGGAATGGGCCAAGTGCCATCTCTATGTGGCCTTTTTCTATTCCTATTATAGATGGCTTCCACTGTTCATATACATCTAGTATGGTTTCTACTATCTCAAAGCCATCGAACCTACCGCGTATGACATCTACCACGTACAAGTTGTCCCACTGGTCTACGCCTACAACCATACCTACTGTATAGTCATTACGGTCTCTTTGGCCTATCGCCAAATCCCATGCGCAATAGTAACGCATATGGTCCATATCTACATCTTCCCAGTCGTAGTACTGGATCATGTCCCTTGTAAAGTAATCACCATCATCGGCAACTGGGTTTTGTTGGTACAACGCTGACCAATCTCTAGGGCCAACGGCTTTTCGTATTCTGTCTAACGCTTCTGTATCGTAGCGTTCTGGGTGGAGAGCATGGCCCGTGGACCTATAATCTTCGTCCTCTTCCGCTATTGCTGGATAACGGACCAACTCCCACTGATCACCTCCTTCGGCATCAGCCTTTAGTAATCGTCCTGCTAAGTCATCATCGTGCCATCGCGTCATGATTACCAACACGCCGCCGCCAGGGGCAAGACGTGTGTATGCGGTTGACGTATACCAGTCCCAGTTAGCCTCTCGGCCGTTCTGAGATTCGGCATCGTCCCTATTTTTTACGGGGTCATCGATAAGGAGTATGTGTGCACCCTTACCTGTGATACCGCCGCCTACACCTGCAGCTACATATCCGCCACCCATGGTTGTTAACCACGCTTCGGCAGACTGGCTATCTGGATCAAGTCGCGTATCAAACGCAGACTTGTACGATTCTTCTCGTAATAGCTGACGAACCTTACGGCTGAACGTCATAGCTAACGAGCCTGAGTATGAACAGCTGATACACTCGTGGCTCGGGTTACGTCCTAAGTGCCATGCGGGGAATGCAACACTAGCTAAAGTACTCTTACCGTGTCGGGGCGGCATAAAGAGCATTAACCGTGGTGACTTTTTCTCCGCCACATCCTTTGAAAATTTTTCCAAACGCTGGCAAATGTCTTTGTGGACCCATCCTGCTTGGTAGTCTGGATTGAATCGCTCGACAAATGGCAAAAGACGTTTTCTCGTGAGAAATCTGAGCGCGAGTTCAGCCTTTGCTTTTTCCTCAACTGATGCTTCAATTGGTTGTTCGTTGTTTTTTTCGCCCGTTTCATTGGGGGCGGGGATTCTTTCTGCATCATCGGCCTTACAGTAAACACAAAGCCGGTCATTGCCGGCGTATAAAGTTTCAGGGTGCAGGTTCTTACACCTTACGCACTCTAGTTTATTAACTTCCATTCTTTTTTTGTGCGTTTAGCTTTTTCTGCATTTCTTGTATTTTTAAATTTTGATCGCGTGCCGCACGTATTCTTCCCACATTATCTAAAGATTCTTCTTTTGGTTTAGGCTTAGGCTTAGGTTTCGGCTTAGGTTTCGGCTTAGGTTTCGGCTTAACTGCCTTAGTAACCAATCTGCTTACGCCTTTTACTACTTCTTTTACTACTATATAACGTGGATCTGCCATTACTATGTTCTCCTATTATCTAAATTATCTAAGTTTACTTATGCCTACAGACATACCTTTCTCCGGGGCAACCTTTTGTGTAGCCTGCGGACTGTCTGGTATCTCTAAACTAAGTATGTACTCGAGTGGGTCGTCTATAGCATCTTGCGTACTAAAGAACGTGTTTTCGCTCTGCATCAGTACCCCTTTGGCTTGCATGTCGTTACCTTCGGATAATATCTTAAGGTACTCTTCAGCAAACGGGTCTTTAATCTGTTTATCTACTAGGCCCATATTTGAAAGGGCTTCACCTACAGGATCTCTTTTAAATTCCTGCCCGATCATGCCTTCGAGTTTAGCTGCATCACGGTCGTCAAAGCCTGTCGCTGCATATACTGTTTTTGCAGCCATATCTTTACCCATGTCTAGTTTCTCCTGCCTACCTTCTTCCCCCATTCGATCAGCTTTTACGGAGCTAGATACTATTCTTCTCATACTAGCAAGGGCGCTTTGACCGGCCGGTGTTTTGCCGTAAGCAGATACTGCTCTTGCTCCTTGGGCTATGCCACCTATTAATGGCGCAACCATTATTTTTTACCTCTGTTTTTCTGGGCGATTTTTTTCTGCAAAAATGCAGGCAATTTCTTTTGTTTCGCAGTTAGTTTAGTAGGCTTCTTAAGTTTATTCTTGTTAGTTCCTGGCATATCAATTACCTCTTGTGTTTACAGCCGCAAGCTTTCTTTTTCTTGCGCTTTTTACGTCCGACTTGGACAGTTTTAGGGTTCTTGGCGTTATACAACTTAGTAGTGGCCATTAGCCCCCCGAAG